ATGCAGGAGTTTGAAGGCGCACCATTGCATACGGCGATGTTTGGGGGGATCAATTTCTTTTGCCCCGCAGACTTAATTCCTTCCATCGAGCAACACTTTGGTTCTGATGGTTTAAATATTGCTCGACTCACTTGCCTGTCATCCGACGCGCCAAGTAAACTAAACCTCGTCTTCGAGCTTGCCACTCAAGTTAAGAGCGTAGCGGGGTCACTAATGGGTTTGCTTAATCGAAACGACATTGAAATAGAATTGCATCTTGGTACTCGTGATGAGGAACCTAAGTCGGCTATCGTCAAACTCCGTAATGTTAAGGATGTTGAGGCCTGTGAGCGGCTCATTGATAAGCTTGGTGCGGTAGTAATCCGCCACAAAAAAGACGAATAACAAAGCCCCGCATCGGCGGGGCTTTTTCATATAGCAAAACTAAGCTGATCGTTGCCGTAATGCGATGCGGGGAATGCATCGGAGGGGATAAAGCCTGGTGGCAACTTTTCGCGATGGCCACGCTTAGTGACCAGCTTTTCAACACTATTCAGGGTGGTGAAGGTAATGCTGCACTCGAAGTTTTGGCACTGGTGATAATGCCGAACGGTGGTATTACTTAACGGACGACTGGTGCGCGTTTTCGCAACGGCACCACAGACAGGACACTTAAACATGATGGCCTCCCGGGGCGGGAGTTGAACTCGTTCATATTATGGCCGCTAACCCTCACTTTCTGCAATCCATTCAGGTATTTTCGCTTCAAGCTCCAGCTGCGTCTTAAATCCTCCGTCGTCGATCGTGTGCGTGGCCTTTGCGATTATCCAGTCCTGATTATCTATCGCCTCTTTAAACCCGGTTACCGTGCCATGCATTTCCGGGTAAAGATCTGCGCGGCCGTATGCCAGCGTTAAATTAAACTCAGCCGCGCCCCGCTGGAGTTGCTGCCATTTCGCCGCTGCGGCGCGCTGGGCTGCTATTTCGCTGCTGTAGGTTGTCCGCAGCACAAAAACGTTGCCGTCTTCACCTGCAATATAATCCCCTTCCCGGCTGCTGCTGCGTGGCTTTTTCTCAGTGGTCTTTTTGCGTTTTCTGACGGTGACCTTTCTCTTTTTGCCGAAGTCCAGATCCAGCCAGTACGCCTGTACGCCGGTATAAGCGTCGCGGTCTGCAATGCGGAAAGAGTGTCGATCCCCGCTGCTGCGCGTGATGGCGAACTCCGGCAGCGCCTTGCCGTTCGCGCTGACCCCGCCGCCGGGCAGGATAAACAGCAGGCACCCATTTTTTACCGTGGCGATGGCCCCCAGAATGTCCGCCATGCGCGTCAAAAATGACATGTCGCTTTCCTGAGTCTGGTCTGCATGATCAATCTCGGCATTCATCAGCTGCTCAGAGATGATCGGCTTCAGCTTGTAGCGGTGGGCGATGGCCGACACGATGCGCTCTACGGTAACGTCGTGCCACGACACCTCGCGTTTAACGTTAAACTCATCCCGAAAATCAGCGCTCCGGGCGGTAATATCGATACGGTCTGGCGGGCCTGAATGGGACACCTCGTCAACGATATAAATACCTTTGTATATCAGCGGCTCTCCCTGCCATCCCAGCGATACGGACAGCTCCGCGCCGCGCGGCGGCAACGCAATATCACCCTGGCTATCGTCAACGGAGATCGTCAGCTCATCGGCATTAAATCCGCGGTTGTCCGTCAGCTCCAGTGAGATCAATTTATCATCCAGCACGGTCAACGCCTTGCCGCCCATCAGGACATTGAGCGCCGGGATGCGCGACAGTTCATCCTGATAGGCTTTAAAGTCCCTGGCTCCTGTATCAAGCAGGCTTTTTACTTTGTCGATTGCGTCTGTGTTCAGCACCATGATCACCTCTCCGCCGCTGATAGTTCCATGCGCGCGCGAAGCTGGCGAAGGCTTTTTGTTGTGACAGACCGGTCACAACCAGCGCCACAAGACGACGCCGGGAAATTTAGGGATTATCACCCCGAACTCACTAAACATGATGGCGGTAGAGTATGACCGACAACTTTTTCCACGGGGCGCGCACTAAAGAAAATACCGACCTCCAGACCGCGATCAACGACGTTGATTCAACGGTTATTGGCCTGGTCGCGGTTGCTGAAGATGCCGACCCTCTCGCCTTTCCACTGAATACGCCGGTTCTCATCACGCGGGTGATTAGCGTGCTGGGTAAAGCAGGTAAAACCGGATCTCTGTACAAATCACTGAAGGCCATTTCCGACCAGGTCAGCACCCGCGTAATTGTCGTGCGCGTTGCTGAAGCTAAAGCCGGGGAAAATGAGCCGACGCAGTCGCAGCTCGTTATCGGTGGCACCCAGGCCGACGGGAGCTATACAGGGATGTATGCACTGCTGACCGCAGAGCAAAAAACCGGGTATCGTCCGCGCATCCTCGGTGTGCCGATGTATGACACCGAGGAGGTAACCGCGCAACTGCGGGTTATCGCGAAGCAGCTGCGCGCATTCTCTTACAGCTATTGCGACGGCTGCGAAACTATCGCGGAGGCGAAGACCTATCGCGAGACGTTTGCGGAACGCGAGGGCATGCTGATCTGGCCGAACTTCATCGCCTACAACCCGCTGACCGGCGACAACGAGGAATTCCCTGCCGTAGCTTATGCGCTGGGTCTGCGTGCGCTGATCGACAACGAGCAGGGCTGGCATAAATCGCTGTCCAACGTGGCGGTTAAGAATGTGCTGGGGATTTCCAAAGACGTGTTCTGGGCGTTGCAGGAGGAAGATTCCGACGCTAACGAGCTGAACGCCCACGAAATCACCACGCTGATCAAGCGTGACGGTTTCCGGTTCTGGGGCAACCGTACTACCGACACCGAAAATTATATTTTCGAGGTGTACACCCGAACCGCGCAGATCCTCGCCGACAGCATCGCGGAGGCGCAATTTACCACCGTCGACAGCCCGCTCACCCCGGCGAACGTCAAAGATGTGGTGAGTGGCATCAACGCCAAACTTCAGGCGCTGGTCACTGCCGGCAAGCTGATTGGGGCCAACTGCTGGTTTGATATCGTCGACAACCCAACCACTGGCCTGCGCCAGGGTAAGGCGATCGTGCGCTACAACTACAGCCCTGTTCCACCGCTGGAAGATTTGACGCTGATCCAGACGTTTACCGATCAGTATTACGAACCGGCTTTTGCATCGCTGGGAGGTGCGTAAATGGCTATTCCTAAAAAACTCCGGCTGTTTACCCTCTTTGTTGACGGGGAAAACTTCATCGGCAAAGTGCCGAGCGTCACGCTCCCGAAACTCACCCGGAAAACGGAAGACTATCAGGGTGGCGGCATGCTCGGCGCGGCAGCGGTCGATCTCGGCCTGGATGCCGGCGCGCTGGACGCAACGATGATCGTTGGCGGCGTGGTCGAAGAACTGATCCTTAAATGGGGTGGTGATATCGACGAATTGCGCCTGCGCTTTGTGGGTGAGATTTACAGCGGCGGAACGAGCTCACTGCTGGAAGTCGAAATGCGCGGGCGCATCACTGAGATTGATCCAGGTGAAGCGAAACAGGGTGATGATACCAACCACACCTACGCGATCAAAAACACCTATTACAAAGAGTCGGTGGACGATAAACCACTGCTGGAAATCGACCTGCTGAACTTTATCTACAAGCGCAACGGTAACAGCCTTTACCCGGATCGCATTGCGTCGGCGCTGGGCCTCGGCCAGTAACCCTTTTGTTACTCACTATCAACGGCGGCCAGCTGGCCGCCTGGAGAAATCGCTATGTCTGTCACCCTTAGCCAGCCGATTAAACGCGGCGACCAGGAAATCAAAACTATCGCCATCAGTGACACCATCAAACAGGCCGGATCGCTGCGCGGTCTGCGGCTCGTTGATGTGCTCAACCTCGACTATGACGCCGTATCTACGCTTCTCACGCGCGTTACCAGTCCGCAGCTTACCGCTTCTGATATCGCCACTATGACTACTGGCGATTTTACGGCGCTGTGCGAAGAGATGGCACCTTTTTTGACGAAACCGGCGCCGTCCGTACCGAGCGAGGCGGCGACGGCGAGCAAATAAGAGAAGCGGTTATTTCCGGTGTCGACGACCTGATCGCCGACATCGCTGTAGTTTTTCACTGGCCGCCCTCCGAGATGTACGGCATGGAGCTGCGCGAGCTGATAGCCTGGCGCGATCGGGCGGCTATCAGAAGCGGTAACCATGACAAGGAGGATGACGACGATGGATCTTAGTATTCGCGTTGCGTTCAGTGCGATCGATAAACTTACCCGCCCGGTAAACGCGGCCAGCAAAACAGTTGGTCGCCTCTCCGACTCCCTCAAAAAAACACAATCTTCAGTCAAGGATTTGGAAAAAGGCGCTGCGTCGTTCGACAAGTTGCGCACGAAGGCCAACGAAACCGCGCAGAACCTGAAAAACACCCAACGCGCGCTTGACGGCCTCAATCAGAAACAGCGGGAAGGCGGCCAGCTCACTGAGGCGCAGGCGGCGCGCCTTGAGTCGTTGCGCAGTAAGCTCTCACGCCTGACGGACACCTACAACAAACAGGCCACACAATTGCGAACGGCGGCGCAGGCGGTGCGCCAGCATGGCGTTAACCTGTCCTCTGGTAGCGGGGCTATTCAAAGCGCCATCCGGCGAACCGAGCAATATAACCAGGCGCTTGAGCGTGAACGGCACCAGCTTGCCGCAGTAACGCGCGCGCAGGCGGGCTATGAGCGCGCCAAAGAGACCGCTGGCAAGCTGCGCAGTGCGGGCATGGGTATGACGCTAGGTGCAGCGGCGGCGGGTTACGCTGGCGGTTCATTCCTCGCGCCTGCGGTTGGGTTTGATGAAGAAATGTCGCGCGTGCAGGCGCTGACCAGGCTCAATAAGGGCGATTCTCAGTTGGCGGCCCTACGCGCGCAGGCTAAAAAACTCGGTGCTGAAACTGCTTTTACCACCCGCGACGCAGCCAGCGGACAAGCGTTTCTCGCAATGGCTGGCTTCACGCCGGAGGCTATCCGGGCGGCGCTGCCTGGCGTTCTGAACATGGCGCTAGCCGGCGGCATGGATCTGGGTGAAAGCGCCGATATCAGCTCTAACATCCTGTCTCAGTTCCGCCTCGATCCGAAAGAAATGGATCGCGTCAGCGACGTGTTAACCGCGGCATTTACCCGTACTAACACCGATTTGACGAATATCGGTGAGGCGATGAAATACGCCGGTACCGGGATGGCCGGTCTGGGTGTTGATGTGGAGCGAACAACAGCCATGATCGGCGTGATGGCTAACGTAGGTTTGCGTGGCAGTATCGCGGGTACAGGTCTGCAAACGACCTTCTCGCGCCTTGCTGCCCCCACAACCAAAGCGCAGGCCGCATTAAAACAGCTCGGTGTTACCGTGGCTGACGCTACCGGCAAAATGCGGCCGGCGGAAACGGTCCTCTCCGACATTTATAAATCCATTAAAAAATATGGAGCCACGGATCAGCTTTCGTTCTTCAAAGATATCGCCGGTGAAGAAGCGGCAAAATCCTTTCAGGCTTTGGTTCGGGCGGCTGGAAGCGGTGAGCTGCAAAAACTTCTCGCCGATCTTCGTGGCTCTCAGGGTGAGGCGCTGAAGGCCGCAAAGGTGATGGCCGACAACCTCGGCGGCGATCTGAAGAACCTCGACAGTGCGTGGGAGGGATTCCGCATCCAGATCGAGGAAACCACCGACGGTCCGCTTCGCAAGTTAACCCAAAACCTGAGCGACGTAATTACTGCGGCCAGCGAATGGGTTAAAGCTAATCCACGCCTTGCACAAAGCCTTCTGCTCATTGTTGGCGGCACTCTCGCGCTCACCGTCGCTGTCGGCGGCCTTTCCCTTGCTGCTGGGATTCTAATTGGTCCACTGGCAAAACTGCGACTCGGTTTCGTGCTGCTTACGGGCGGGAGGGGGATTGCAGGGACAATCACCGCAATACGCACGCTTGGCACGGCTGCTGGCCCCGCAATGGCAACTATGCGCGGTTGGAGTGGCGTGCTGGCAGGTGTGGCCTCTGGATTCGGGAGTATATCGGCGGTACTGCCTGCTATCCGCGCCGGATTAATGGGGGCATTTCTGGCCCCTGGTGCGGCGCTAGCGTCTCTTGGTAAAAACCTTGCCATGCTGGTACTGCGGTTGACTGGCCTCCCTGCTTTATGGGGAATGATTACCGGCGCGGTATCGGTGCTTGGCGGGGCGCTGTCTTTCCTCCTTAGCCCAATCGGGCTGATTGGGGCGGCGTTTGTCGCGGCCGGCCTTCTGATCTGGCGTTATTGGGAGCCTATCAAAGCATTTTTCGGCGTTTTTTTTGCTGGCGTCTGGCAGGCACTGGCGCCACTTCGAAACGCATTATCGCCACTGGTGCCGATCTTCTCTGCTATCGGTAACGGGATTAAATCGGCCTGGGAGTGGTTTAAAAACCTGCTCAGCCCGATGGAAGCCAGCAAAGAAACACTGGATAAATGCGCCTCAGCCGGGGAGACATTCGGACGGGTTCTGGGGACGGCGCTTAGCGTGCTTCTGTGGCCGCTTCAGCAGTTAATGAATGGCGTCAGCTGGCTGCTTGAAAAATTGGATCTTATTCCTGAAGGGATCGACAGGGCCAGGCAGCAGGCTGACAAAGCACAGCGAGATCTTGAGGCGTCGGCGGTGGCGCTGGCCGGGCATCAACTCCCTCTGGGCCAAGCTACCGTATCCGGTACTGGCGGTGGAGGGAAGCCACCTGTTATCACCGGTGATAACGGCACGCTGCGGCGCCTGAATAATATCGCAAACAACACGAAGGCGACCGCCGACAATACGAAGGCGGCCAAAAGGATCGGGCCTGGCGACATTGTCTTTAAAAACCTGCCGCGTGCGCTAGCTCTGCGCGGGGCTTATCGGGAGGCGAGAGTGATTCCGCAGTCGGTACCGCGCGTATCAGCTGCGGCGGCCGGCGGCGTTCTTTCGGTGCCAGCGGCCACGCAAGCGCCTGGTTCGGCGCCCGTTTCCGCGCCTGGCGGCGCTGCGCCGGTGTTCAATCTGAACTTTTACGAGGTCGGCCAGCATTCGCCCCGGGAACTGGAAAAAATGGTGCGCAACGCCGTTCGCGATGCAATGGCCAGCACCAACAGAAATAACCGCGGCTCGTTCCGCGACAGAGAATAGGTGGCAATTATGATGATGGTTTACGGGATGTTTGTTTTTACGCTGCGCACTATCCCTTATCAGCAGCTCCAGCAGTCACAGGAATGGCGGCACGTCAAAAATGAGCGGGTTAATCAGTCTGCCGGATGGCAGTACATCGGGCCGGGTGACGATACAATCACCCTCTCTGGGGTGCTCTACCCTGAGATTACCGGCGGGAATTTATCGCTGGCGGCCCTGCGAACTATTGGCTTTACCGGTCGCCCTTGGCCGCTGATCGAGGGTGATGGACGCATCTACGGGATGTACGTGCTGACGCGCCTGGAGGAAGGGAGAACGGAGTTTGACCAGTACGGCGGGGCAAAGAAAATTGAGTTTACGCTCACCCTGAGCCGCGCGGATTCAGACTTCCGCGAGAAACTGCAATCATCGTCTGTCAGTGATGTGCTGTCAGACCTGCGCACCAGTGCAACGAAGGCGGTCAATTCCGTTTCAAGCTCGCTGAACAGCCTGTTTTAACCCACAAAAAAGCCCCTTCAGTAAGGGGCTTTCACTGCCGGCAGATAACGCCGTTTCTGACTATGGTGGTACCGCACCGCCACTTCTGACGACCTGCGGCACTGCTATTTTTGACGGTACTCGATACTCACGCCACCCGAGCCCAGCACATCAGCAGGGTGTGGGCTTCCACCACGCTGAATGATTGACCGGAGCCGAGGCTCTCGGTCTTACCGGTGACGTCGTGGTGATGCGGCGGTACCGTGACTTCGTGATCGTGCTCTCCGGCGTTATCTGTCACACCCCACTCTTTCGGGTTAAAGAACTGCCTTACATCACCGCCAATTTCCCAGGGGTCATCCCTGCCAGCCACGCCGCCATGATTATGATCACCGTCTCTCGTGGTGGTCAGCGTCTGCTCGGGTAACTCGCTGGTTTCGCCGCTAACGTCAATCTGCACAGCTGGCAGGTTGGTGCGCTGGAGTGTGACGGTATCGCTGCCGCCGGTCGTCCCGACGTTCGAGCCATCGGCTTTCGACACGCGGATCGTTTTGTTTTCGCCGGTGTACACCCATTCAGACCACGGATACAGGTCGTTAGGATTGACATTCTGGCTGTAAAATCTGACCGTGCCGATCGGGTTGTCATCCTCCCAAAAGTCACGCTTTGCGTCGGTGATGGCGGCAGCGATAGCCCGCTGAATACTTTCGTCCAGGTCTCCGGCCACCTGGTCGGTATAGTCCTTAGCCTCATCTTTGGCTTTATTGACCTCAGCGACTGACGCCAGTATGATTGATGGATCGGCTTTCAGCTCCACACTGACGGTACTGCTGACCGCAAGCCATATATTAACGGCCTGGAGTCTCCCCGATCCCTCTGCCAGCATGGGTTTATACGATGGTGGCAGGCTGGCAACCGCCAGGCACTGCCCGGATCCGTCATACAACGCCGCTTCACGCAACCAGAATCCGCCCACCTGCGGCAGCATAATCATTTCCGTGCGGATCACATTTGCGGCCTGGTCAGCGATAACAACGCGATTCAGCGACGCGCGATAAACCTCATTAACCAGTCCGGTGCTTAACGCGTCAGGCTCCGGCACTGTACCGCCACCATCGCCTACAGCCATTTCAGCAAAATCGACCCGGTCACCGGACTGCGCCGCCTGGGCGAATCTGGATGCGCCGTATGCGGTTAAAATGGCGATGTATTTTCCGCTCACGCCTCCCCCCTTATTTTCTCTTCAGAATATCCACCCGCCATCCATGGCGGTTATATTCACATTACTGTAAGGAGCCAGACACCTGCGCCCAGATAAAACGCTCATTCAGTGACCCCAGCGTCCCCAGCAGTTCGGCAGTATCTCCGGCCGTTGCAACTGCACTGGCGAATCCGGGAAACAGGGTTTCCATTTCCTCCGCTGATACGCTGGCCCCGCTCAGTCGCTCCGTTGCCGTGGCCGCACCATTCGCCACCGTCACCAGGTGTACTTCTTCCGATAAATCATTGCTGACAATAATCAGGCTCAT